ATAATGAGTAAAAGCTAAAGTGTCTTTAGGAAAACAAGCTCCTCCATATCCTTGCTTACCATCAAAGCCAGGTACTTTGGTATGACTAGGACCAATACGAGAATCCATACCCACTGCTTTTATAATAGTTGCAAAGTTAGCATCTGTATCTCCAACAGCGTCATATAGNTGATTAAAGAACGTTACCTTAGTAGCAAGAAAGCTATTAATAGTGTATTTAACAAAGCTAGCTTCTTCAGCAGTCATTTTTAGCACAGGGCAGGGATCACATAGGCTATACTTCTCATAAAGCAGAGCAGCTTTTGATGTAGCCCAATCTTCTCCACCGAAGATATGAAACGCAGGACTCACAAATTGCTCGTTAGCTGACTTCTCTGTTAAGAATTCAGGGTTATAAACAATACCTTTATGAGGCCACCGCTTTACTATATCTGGTGTTACTGTTGATTTAACTATAATGAGAGAGTTAGTACTTAAATTGTTAATGACATTGTTAATAATACTACAATCAACAGAACCATCATTTGCCATCGGGGTTGGAACGCAAACAAAAGTGCAGTCGTATAAAGAACTGTCGATATCGTCAAGGTGAATATTATACTTAGGGTCAACAATGGTTTTATCCACATTAGGGTGGGTAAAACCGTAATCAACAGCCTTACCAACAAATCCGTGACCTACAATTAATATTTTCATATTTTTTTTACTCTTTGTCGTAGATCACTTGATGAGAACCTATGTTCTCTTTTATTGAAATATATATCTATTCCTCTGGCTGCGCAGATAGATCTACCAGTAAAGGTTTTAGATTTATATTCTTCACCTATAATTCTAACATTAAAGTTATATAATTGCAAGATGTCTTCTAGATCTTTTTCAGTTTGATATGGTATAATCTCATTTACATATTTTACTGCTTGAAGCTGTGTCCAACGCTCTACTAAAGATTGTACAGGTTGATTCTTATCTTCTCTCTCTATAGAGGGGTCTACCTGTAAGGCACAAATTAGGTAATCACATACTTCCTTAGCCTCTCTAAGCATAGCAATATGACCTGCATGCAATAAATCAAATGTAGAAGCAGTAATACCCACTATAGATTTTTTAGTCGTTCCCACGTATCTTTCCAATCCTTCACATAATGCACATAGCCGGATATACTTTCTACAGCTAATGCTATTTCATAATCGTTTCCTCCAGGCTCACAACTATCACCGAAGAAATGTATATCTCCTTTATCATAAAAGTCTGGTAAAATTTGACTCTTATCCGCACCTCGAATTACAATATCAATTCCTAGCTCACCTGCCACACTTGCTTGATATTGTGGAAACTGCTTGTTAAACCGATTTACAATTCCCTGTCGTTCTTTTTCTTGATTATCCCACTTAACATAATCCTTACGCTGCATCACACTTGCTCGACGACCAATAATAGAAAAGTTAATTAATCCAGGTCTATGCTCAGCATGGACTCCAGTGCGAAATGGATATGCACTTCTATTTAACTCTCGTTGAAAAAATCCTAAGGTATGAGGATCCCAGTTAACATCAGCGGTGTAAACATTGCGTGAGCCTTCATATACGTCATTACCTGAACATTGATAAGATCTAGCCATTAAATTATATATGGTAGATCCTAACTGTTCAACAGTCTTAGACTTATCAGACCCTGTTACGATATAACAATTGTTATGTGTTGCAAAGTTTTTAAACCAGATAGCAAAGTGCTTATTAATTCTACCACGAGAGGGAGTTAGAGTCCCATCTACATCAAATATAAAACTACGCATGTCCTACAGTTTCTCGTTTAATATCATTATGCGAAAATTCTGCCCAGTACAACTCAAATGCTACACCATCTTCAAGACATTCGAATTGATGATACACCCCTGGCTTGACTTTAGTATACATTCCTGTTTCAAGAATAGTCTCGTCAACTAGATCGTAATCTTTCTGCCATACACGAATAAGCATACGACCAGATTCGACATAAAAGCCATTCCACTTGAACTCATGAAGATGCTTAGAACACACTCCACCTTTATTCATTTCAATACGATGAAATTCTAACGCACCATTAGCTTCTACAAGCTCGGTATTGCCCCAAATTTTTCCAGCAAACATTAAGTTTTCTCCATCATTGTGTTTTTCAGTTCTTTTAAGATTTGGTGCTCCCGGCAGGACTTGAACCTGCAACCGACCCGTTATGAGCGGGGCGCTCTTACCAATTGAGCTACAGGAGCGTTTAACTTATTATAGGATACTTTAGAACTAAGTGCAACTGTTATTGTTTTAATTATTTTGAGGAATTTTCTGCATGCTGTGATTTTATTACCTGCTCATACATAAAAAACAGTTGCTCAAATTTCCACTGATATACCTGTTGCATACCCATCAGGGCGTTCATCAGTTCATCATGTGTAGGCTCACGTTCACCATCACCTATCTGTCTAAACACAGCCTGTAGGTCATCGCATACATGCCAGCAGTCCATAATTGGCTGTTCAAGATCGTGTAGTTTCATTCCATTTCTCCATATCTTCGTAAACATTTATTTCGATCCCATTAAATTCACAAGGAAATACACCTATATCCCAGCCATTTTTTAGCCAACGTAATTGTTCTAATCCTTCTATTCGTTCTTCGCGGGTGCCTGTCAAATCTGGATACATTTCTAGGGCATTTCGCTTGTATCCGTAGATACCTAAATGCCAATCTCCATATCCTGTTATGCCTCTACCAAACCATAAGCATTTATCTGCTGCTCTCACCAACTTAACAGTATTAGGATCATTCTGCTGTTCTTCTGGCATCATAGCACACATAGTAGTAACAGAATAATTTTTTAAATGCCAGATAGTCTTTTCAATCATCTCTTGCGTCACATCTGGCATGTCACCTTGAACATTGATATATTGATCATACTTACGAATTAGATTTACTGCGCCTGCACATCTTTCAGTTCCATTTTGATAATCAGTAGTATCTACTCTACAGGTATTATCATTAAATAGTTTTGCAATAGACATATCATCTGTAAGGACATATGTGTCATAACCAGTCGCTACGCACTTATCATACACCCGTTTAACCATAGGGATACCATCTAACTTAGCCAAAGGTTTTCCTGGAAAGCGAGAACTGTTGTATCTAGCTGGAATAAGAATAGCGGTTGATGTCATACACTGTCCTTTCAAAATCTTCTAACCTTAACATATTAGGACCGTCACTTGGCGCATTGTCTGGGTCAGCGTGTACTTCTAAGAAGAAGTTGCTAACGCCCATAGCAGCGGCAGCGCGAGCAAGACCTGGAACGTAATCACGATTACCGCCGCTCGATTGCCCATTGCCTCCTGGCTTTTGGACAGCGTGGGTAGCATCAAAAACGATAGGTACATTATAATTGTTAAGCATATACTGAATCCCAGTATAATCAACGACCAAAGTATTATAGCCAAAGCTAGTGCCTCTCTCTGTGATCCAAACTTCTTTCGCACCTTCAGTTTTGCTTAGTATACCACTAACATCCCAAGGGGCAAGGAATTGGCCTTTTTTGATATTAACAATACAATCTGTAGCACAAGCTGCACGAATTAAATCTGTTTGTCGACACAAGAATGCGGGAATCTGAATGACATCGACAAACGATCGGCACCTACTGATTTGTCCTTCTGTATGAACATCTGTTAAGATCTTCACGCCAAGCGTTTCTTTCAACGCTAATAGATCGGCAAGTGCGGCGTCTATTCCTACACCGCGCTCGCCACTCATAGATGTGCGATTGGCTTTATCGTAGCTGGCTTTGAAGTAATATTCAAAGTCATACTTGTCGCATACACGCTTACACTCTTGAGCAATTTCTGCACTCTGTGCAAGTGTTTCATGTTGACAGGGTCCTGCTATAATTCTCACTGAATAACTCCATGTTTATATGCATACTCTAATGCATTATTAGCTTCTACTTCCATAGGTCTATTCTCATACCAATTACCAGTAGCTATATCAAACTCACGACACAATTCTACTATTTGAGTAGCAGTTATAGGATATCCTTTCTCTATAGACTTACCAGATATTGCAATCATAATACGATACATCTGACGATACCACCCTGTACTACTAATTGTTATATATTCTGTAGCTAGATTCTTAGGCCAGAAAGGACAATCAAGATATGAAGTCCATACATAGCTGGTATTATCCAGTTTACCCTTTCGATACTCTACTACTTGCTCTCTCCAAGCACTAGGAAGTCTATCGAGAAAAGACTTAGCGTCTCGCTTATCATCATACGGCCAGCGCGCTAGAACATAATCAATATCCACAGGATCAGCGCTGTTAGTGAAAAAGAAATTGTTAGCGCCAGAATAAACTGCAGGCACATAATACATGCGAGCAAAGTCTTTAGTCTGCCTATCTCCGATGTCTTCGAGCTCTGCGTTAAGTGCGTACCAGAAGTGTTTGATTCGATCGTGTGTAACTGAGTCTTTAAGTTGAAAAACCAACCGGAACTTTGGTAGATCAGATGTACTGCTAGCAGTACTGTAACAAACGTAGGTCCAATGACCAAAACGCTTACGTAGCTCATCTTCTAAGTCTCCATTAATTTCAAGATCATCAACATCAACAGCAGCCCAGCCAGCCCAAGAAATGACATTGTCGTTCTTTCTAGTAGAATTAGGTTTAAATATAGCTGGCGTAATAAGTTCAGCATCTTGCTTACCATTTAATTCCCTTTCACTTAGCTTACGTAAAAAATTAACAAACTTATCCCAAGACTCGAAATCCATACGACGATGAGTCTTATTATCGTATACATATCTATTCTTTTCATCCCACCATCTAGGAGATTTAAACACTGTCATACTATACATCACGCAAAGAAATCCTCTAACGTAGCAACTGGTTCAACATCCCATTCAAGAGCATCTAGCAGATGCCTAATAGGTTCAACAAAAGCTTTCTCATACTGCTTATTATAGTCTATAAATCGATGTAAGTCAAGCTCTTTAGGAAGGTCATTGGCATAAGCAACTATGTTTTCTTTCATAGGATTAGGTGTCTTAAGATAGACGAACTTAATCTTCTCTCCGTTCTGTATTAATTCATACTTCTGATCTAACCCAGCTTGCTTTATATAGTGATTATATAATAAAGCACCTCTTACATGTATTGGACAAGCCTTTTTATAGATCGTTTTAGGGTCTGCCCAGGTAAACTGAACTCCATCCTTCTTCTTAGATATATTACACCCTCGAGGAAATGATATAGACTCCGGAGGTAGCTGTTTCCATTCCTTTCGGAAATCAGCAATAAAACGCTGAGTAGCAACTTCACCTTCATTAATAATCACCTTGAATATCTTTTTAAACTTATCACGACATATCTGAGGAGTAGAAGAGCGCACAGCATCTACACCCATCATCTTCATCTTAGGTTCAGCATACTGCACCCCTTCGTTATTATGAACGTTTAGGATATACCGCTTCTTAGCGATCCACACACCTCGGTTAGCAATAACCTCACGAGACATCTCCATACGATTTTCCATAACGTTCATTTTCTTAGCTAGAGTAGCATAAGACTTCTCNAGTATACCTTCGAAATGCTCACGGCATATCTTATCTAAGAACTTAACTGGATCTTTAGGATTAAACTTCTTAACAAGTTCATTCATATTTACGTATAGCGAATCAGTATCAATAGCAATCACATAGTCTTTATTATCAGTACCTAGAGCAGTATTCATCTCTTTATTGATAGCATTCTCAGCCCAACGAATAGATAATTGACCAGAAGTAGTAATAGCTTCTGCAACGTGATTATTAAAGTAACGGAAATGTTTATTACCTAGAGCACCATATAGAGAGTTCATAAGAATCTTAATAGACATCTGCTGATTCTCTAAGATGGTCATCTTATTCTCTAGACGTTTAGTAGGGGCAGTCTGATACTCTTGTTGAGCTTCGAGCATAGCTTTCTTAATAACTCTACGCTCATCATAATACTGCTTAATGATAGCAGGAATGATACCGACTTGATCTTTACTAAACTTAACACCTGAAGCTGCCATAGTAGCACCTTCAGGTATATTAATCTCAGCATCACTTAAGAGCTTCTCTACAGGATCTAATCCTAGATGCTCTTTACCAGGAAGAACAGTCTCAGGACTCATATTATACTGAACAATAATCATAGGATAGAGAGAGTTAAGGTCGAAAGACACTACCCAGTCGTGCATTCCAGTCTGAGGATCTTTTACATACGCTCCAGGATAAGGAACCTTCTCTTTACTAATCTTAGGAGGACAGGCTATCTGCTGCTTAAATAGCAAACGATATAGAATAGAGTCCCAGATCTGCACAGTACCGAAAGTCTCTGAATAATTAACTCCACCTCTATAAGCCATAGTAATAGCCAGAGAAATAAGGCCCATCTTCTCTTCGAACTTGTCAACGAGAAGTACATCTTTTATATTATAGTCAATAAACTTCTGATAATTAGTTTTGTATAAACCGTGCAGAGAACCAGCTTCATCGTAGGAGAGCTTACGTTCTCCCAATACAACATGTGCTATATGATCTAGCTTATATGATTCCTGCATACCATAAGTATAACCAAACTTAGTAAACAAGTCATAGTAATCTAGCTGTTGAATACCAGCCATCTCAAAGGCTATAACCTCTCCTCGAGCCATCATAATATTACGTTGATCTACTATACCCCACGGAGAGAATTTCTTATAGACATCACCGCCTATAATATTTTTTACTCGGTTTATAAGGTAAGGAAAATCAAATAGACGGGTATTCCAACCAGTAACAATGTCGGGACAATATTGAGGAGAGTTCCAATAACCCAGCCAACTGAGTAATAGATCGATTTCATCTTTGCATTTGATATATTGGATAGCGTCGACGCCTTCAACTTCGCAATCGTCTGGCTCATAGTCGTATAGTCCCCATACTCGATATACATTATCTATATTATTTTTCATCGTAATAGAAATAACAGGATGAGCAGCTTGTTCTACAAAGGGGAACCCCTCATCAGACGCTACCTCAATATCAATGGTAGTAACATTTATCTTATCTCTATCAAAAGTAGGAGCTTCTGGGTATCTATCGTTAATAAACTGAGTTACATAGTTAGTAGTACCATAAACGGTAAAATTATCTACACCGTCATATTGCTTAATGAAGTCACGCGCATCTCTCATAGTATCAAACGTCTTAGGTAAAACAGGTTGATTCTGAAGATTAAACCAGCCAGTCTCNTGAGATGAATTTACAAACAGAGTAGGCATGAAAGGCACTTTCTTAGCTACTCGTTCACCATTCTCTACTCCACGGTAGAGAATNCTATTACCATAACGATTTACNCTTGTATAAAAATTCATAAGATCTCCTATTAAACACTATTATAGTATAAAATAAAAAAGGAGGCAACTGATTGCCTCCTTTTTTTTAATATTGATAAGTAGGTCTTAGGTTACTTCAACACTATAAAAGTTCTCATTATTTTTTCTCTGAGACAAAGGAATACATTTCTTTTGCCTTTTTCATTAAATCATCCATAGTATACATTTTATATGCTTCTTGCACTTCTTCGTAGTTTTTCTTGCCTTGTTCATACATATCATTTATCAGCTGTACGTTCATACTATACTGCTGATCCATATAATCTTTTGCTAGTTTGAGCATATCTGCTCTTATTTCAAAAGGGTTCTTGTTCATTTTGTTTTCCTTTGTGTGTGTTGTGTGTGATCAGAGGGGCCATTACAGCCCCTCAGTGCCTTAGATTACTTTACTTCTGCAGACGAGCATACTCCATCATACACTTCTTAGCTTCTTCATGAAAACCATGATTGGCCAAGTGAGCTGCTGCTCGAGCATAGCCAATCATTTCTAGTTTATCCATGATCTTCTTGCCAATACCTGCAAAGGGACTAGCAATGTAGTTATATGCGATAGCAGTCATGTTACATTCTCCCACGAATTTTGTCGTGATAGTCACTAACATTTTGATGTGCAATGGTGTAAATATCACCACGACTAATCCCAATATCAGACAATTCAGCGTTTGAAAGTTTATTCAACTCCTGAATAGTTTTAGTAACATCTTTTGCTTTGCGATACGAAGCATGAAGCCCGATCAAATAGTTTCCGACAACTTTAAAGAGTTGTACGGCTGGAGTGATTACCGTCAGTTTCGGTAAGTAATTGACTGTTGTAGTCATTTGTTAATTCCTCGTTTTTTCCAATTTGAATTTTACGAGGACGCATTTCTTCTGGAATGACATACTGCAATTCAATTGCCAGAATACCATCCTGAATATCTGCTCCGTTTACATTTACATGTTCGGACAGCCTAAAGGTTCGTTTAAATTTCTTTGTAGAAATGCCACGATGGATAAATTCTCTTCCTTTAGAAACGTGTTCCCCTGTAACAGTCAAGGTTCTATCTTTAACTTCTACAGATATCTCATCCTTTGTAAACCCAGCAATAGCTAATTCAATCAGATAATCAGATTCTGATGTCTTAATAATGTTATGTGGGGGATAGTGGTCTTGAGCATGTTTTGCAGTGAACTCTAGTTCATTGAATAGATGATCAAAACCCACAAAGGATGATCGCGGGAATAGTTGTTGTAAGCCTGTCATTGTTATCTCCTTTGAGCAAGCAAGATTTAAAATGTGACCAGATTATTCTGCATCACTACATTATATATAATACCTTTGACTGTAAATGTCAATAGGTAAAATTTATTTATTTCCGATATTATATTTTGGACATAATTCCCATTCATTTTTATCTTTAAATGGTAAAATCTTAATAAGTCTTAAAGGTGCACAATCAAGCTGGGAACTTGTTTGAATCTCTACTAGACCCCAATCACTCATTAACGTAGCAATTGTATTTCGTCTTTGAATATCTGATAATTCTAAATTTGCTTTTTTACCATCCAGCATAAAGAGTTCTTTAAAATGTACTATAAAGTACCGACCCTGTTTATGAAGAATGTGACACGATTGAAATAGCTTTTTATCCTTACGAGAAGCCACTCCCATTCGAGTTAATGTTTCTCTAACTTTAAGAAAATCATCTGGTTCGTTTAAGACTACCTCAAGCATGTCTTGAGGCTGCCATTCTACAATATTGTTATTTAGTTCCACCTTTGCTCACCTTCTGTCTTATTATATTTATTTGTTCAGGTGATAGAAGGGGCAATACTTGCTTTGCTTTATTATTACTGTACTCATAGTATTGCTTAACCACTTCAATATCACTCTCAGTTTCTGGTTTCATCCATTTCGAAAATCTTTTACGTTTACGAATGATATTTATAAGAAANNNATATTTGAGTTTATTATCGAGGTGGTGATAGCGATTCATAACATTAGNCATACCCACTGTGTCGTAGAAGTAAGAAAGACTACGATTAATAAGAAAGGAATTATACCCCTTCTCATCAAGGTCATCTTTCATTATATCTTGCTTAGTATGGTTAATACTATTAAGGTAGTTAAACGGATTCATTATATACCTTGCTCTATACCACTATCTTGCCAAGGCCATTGCGCATTTTGAGCTTCTAAAATTAAAGCGCTAAGTTGTTCTTTGGTATAATCATAAGTATTCTCTTTATTAATGTGAACACCCTCATAATAAAGCTGAGGTACAGTGGTGTGTCCTTTCTTTTTCATAAAATGTAGAGCTGATTTATCTGATTGTATATCGATAGAAATATACTTGAATTTACATTCATCTAGCATTTCTTTCATTCTATCACAATACATACAATAAGGTTGAGTATACAGTTTAAGCAATAGAGGTCTCCTAATTAAATTCCACGTTGGCCATAATCTCTGTTAAGCAAGCCACCGTATTTAATTCATGGTCAGCAACAAAGGCATTTTTATATTGGTAATCAGCAAGTATAAGAACAAGCTGGGGGATACTACCTGATACAACATAAGTATTCATATTATCGTATAGACCTCTGAAGATAGCAACTGGATCAAGATCAGTATGATCAACAACCCAGCGTCTCATTTTTTTAAAGTCTTTAGATTTTAAATGTTGAGTAAGATCATCAAATCCAATAGTACTACTTTTATCTAGGGTAGATATATTACTACCACTAATAGAAAAGCGCTGTGCTTCATTTAACACTCGACGCCAATCAGGAGCATGCTTCATAATCAGATCAGCGACAGCTTTTCCTTCATATGTTACACCTTCTTCGTCAAGTATACTTGTAAGTCGTTTAAAGAACATACCTGCTAGCTCTGCCATATCCTTCTTAGAGGTGTTAAACTCATATACAGAGCAACGGGAGTGGAGAGGTTCAATAATACGATTACGAAAATTACAAGTAAGGATAAACCTACAGTTATTAGAGAACTCTTCAATAAATCCACGCAAGGCAGGCTGAGTGCTTTGAGGATTAAGATAGTCAGCTTCGTCTAATATTACAACTTTATATCCACCTTGCAATGACACACTAGAGGCAAACTGTCTAATTTTACCTCTTAAAGTTTCAATGTTTCCTTCCTCAGATCCGTTAATAATAATATAATCTAACCCAAGCTCGTTACATAGAGCTTTAGCTACTGTAGTCTTGCCTAAGCCAGCAGTGCCAGAGAACAACATATTAGGAAGTTCACCACCATCTGCTATAGCTTGGAAAGTCTCCTTCAATTGGACTGGTAGGATAGCATCGGCTAGTTTAGTAGGCCGATGCTTCTCTACCCAGAGGAAATCTTTGCTCATTATTCACTTTCTGCTGCTTGATCTTGCTGATAAGTCTCTGACATTTGAATCAATTGCGCGGATTGATCGCGTAATTGACCTAGGGTAGATAATTCCTCCCCCTTAACAGCTCCTCGCTGTACCATAGTATCGATAACAGCAATAGTAGATCGACAAACCCGGTTAGCTAAATCATAAACAGGGGCGTGAGACTCATGAGCCAATTGTACTTCTTCTTTTTTTGACATGCTATACTCCATAAATTGATGTCTTTTCTAGTGCAATCCAATACTTAACGTCATGGTTAACGCTAGAGAATTGAGATATTAGTTTAGATGATATCTCTACCTGATAATCATCTGTAATTAATTTAAGATTGTTAATATTTAAGATAAATTTAAAACTATCTATATTATATTCTCCATCAACTACAATCGAATATGTATTAGCTGTTGTATTCTCGAGATCTACGATAGATAACTTAATTGAACCTCCATCAGGCTCAATCATTAGTTGAGTGTGATGAAGAATATTAGCAGCTCTTTTAAGATTATTTAATGTTGATTGATCAAGAGTGAATGACACATCAGCTTTCGGCATATTGATAGGCTTAGATGGAGAAGTAAGCATTTCCGAATCAGCATAATAATATTTTAGCATAGAACGGCCAGCATTGCCACCTACCAGTATATAATTATCTTTAAATTGTACAGATGCGTTATCTACCAAATCTAATACTGACAGGAAGTTCTGAAGATCATATATACCCACCTCTCTATCAAACTGTTCTGATAGAGTAGCCTGAGATAGAATATTCTTAGCTTCCGAAATAGTCATAATAGTATTGCCTGGTTGAATAACTATATTACTATTGATAGATGCAAAGTTCTGTAATAACTTTACTGTGTTAGTACTAATTTCCATTATATAATCCTACTGAAGTTTTTATCTTTTACTATTTCTAGTTTATTCTCGAATTTATCATCAAGTAATTCTCTCTTATGAGATATAATGAATATATTCGTTTCGTCCCCTAAAGTATAGATGATTTTCATTAGATTATCCACACCTTCGTGATCCAAAGACGAGTCAAATGTCTCGTCGAGTATAAGAAGATTAGTTGCAACACTATTCTTCATCTTAGCTATTACACGCCATGTAAATAGTAATGCTAGATCAATACGTTGTTTCTCTCCTTCAGAGAACGAATCATATGAAAAAGCATCTCTAAATCGAGATCGGATAGTTTCTTGAAACGACTCATCTAAGTTAAATGACACATAGAAGTCCAGTATATCTAGATATTGATTACAAAGCTTATTAATAACTGGTAGGTATTGCTTTACAATCTTAGTTTTAATACCGGTATCCTTGAGCATTGTACTCATAATAACATTATAATTTAATTGCTCACTAAGTGCAAGCTTTTCTTCTATTAATTTATCCCCAGACTCTTTAAAGAAATTGAGATCTTTATTAGCTTGATCCATATCAACGTTATTATTAAGCTTACCAATCTCTTCTTGAGTGCGGTCAATTGATGCTTGAAATTGTGCAATTGAACGGTTATTAGCAGCAAGTACACTTTGATATTCTCTACATTTATCTATAATAGTATTTGCTGCTACCAGTGCATCTTGAGCGGCACGTAGTCCTTCATCAGCTTTACTAATTCCCGCCTGGAGTTCTTTCGCTCGGCCTTTTCCTTCCAGCATATGGGCCTCTTTTGTCTCCTCAGTGATGGTTTGATCACAGGTCGGGCAGATGTCGTTCTTCTCAAAGAATTGAACTTCTTTAACGATCTTTTTGACTTCAGTGTTGAACTTGGTCTTGAACGCTTCAAGCTCTCTGATTTTAGCTTCGTGTTCCTTTTTTTCTGTATCTGAATTCGGTAGTTTAGATTGAATAGAATCACTAAGCTCCGTGTTCGATCTCTGTAGAGCCTCGATTTCATCTCGGAAATCTGAGATGAGTTGGAGCTTCTCTTCTTTGGCCTCTTTGTTAATCGCTTTGATGTCTTTAATGTATTTTTTCTGAGCGTTAAGCTTAGTTGTTGTGACGTCATACTGATGTATAGCATCCTTAATCTGGTCCTTTAATAAGCTGGTTTTCTCTTTTAATATATTATTCATCTTAGAGAATACATTAATGTCCAGAAGATCCTCGATAACATCTCTTCGATTCATAGAGCTTAGCTGCATGAAAGGAATAAAGGAGGAGGAGCCTAGCACTACAATCTGATGGAAGCTCTTATGATTAAGCTTCAAGATGTTTTGCTCGAGGATCTTCTGGTACTCTTTGGCATGAGATGATTGATTGATCATCGTAGCGCCATTCCATATTTCAAATATGTTGGGTTTAATACCTCTAACAATTCTGAAATCTGAACCATGCACATTAAACGTTACTTCAACCACACAGTTCTTATTATTAATAGAGTTAACTAACTGAGGTTTAGATATATTACGATGGGCCTTTCCAAACAAAGCAAAGCTTAAAGCATCCAGCATGGTAGACTTACCGGCACCATTAGAACCAACAACAAGGGTGGTTTTATTCTTCACTAAGTCTATCGAAGACCAGTTATTACCAGTTGAAAGAAAGTTCTTCCATTTTAGAGTTTTAAATGTAATCATGCTACTTCTAAGGTTTGAGCTTCTAACATAAGGTCCGACATCTGAGATTTAATCTTATCTTTATCCAGATCAGTGTCAACAGCGTCAATGTAAGTATATAATAAAGCAGAAGTATCTTCAACTGATATTTCACTATCTTGGACATTTTCTCCAATAAATTCGTTAAAGTTTTCTGCTATCTTAAGCTCAAGTATATTACGTTGTTGTAGTCTATCAATGAACTTATCAAACACAAACGTATCAGTTTTATTAATTACAGTCACCTTAATAAACTTACCTTCTACATCATCCAAGGGGTAATGAAGATAATCACACTCACTATCATCATATCTGATACGATGGAAAAGGGTGTGTGGGTTATGAATAGAAGTGAGTTCCCTAGTCTCAGTATCGAGTATATGAAAATATTTTTTATCATGCGCATCATTCCAAAAGAATTCCATTTGTGATCCAAGATACTCAATATTATCTTGCTGAGACTTAGTGTGGAAGTGACCGGATAATACCTTCTCGAACCGCTTAAATATAGAGCGGTTTAGTCCATGCTCACATTTACGGCCTTTCATCATCTCATATCCTTCGATATCAAAATGACCACCAAGCCAATCACATTTAGCATTAGCGATAAAGTCTAATGATTGCGCTTCGTTCTCAGCTGAGATCCAAGGGACTAGGCCAAGCTTAAATCCGGCATAATCCATCACAGTAGGCTCATGAAGTATATTTACTTCATTCATATAATGACCTAAGAGCTCCTTGAGAGAGTTAAGCTCATTAGTGTTCTTATAGTATGTGTCATGGTTACCACAAATGATATCCATGGTAATGCCATGGTCTCTTAACGGTTTAAGAAAGTGATTGCGGTTACGGTTAAGAGCACGGAAGTTGATAAACTTCCTGTTATCGTAGTAATCACCAAGATGCACAATATGCTTAATATTATGTTCCAAAAGATAAGGAAAGAATACATCGCTATAAAATCTTTCTGCATTATCGAGAAATATGTCGCTGCTATTGCGAGTACCACAGTGAGTGTCATTTAGAAGGGCTATTTTCATTATAAATATCTCCAGCAAGGGCACGAATATTATCAACCAAGTGTTGGTGATCTTTTACATTATACTCTTTTTTTTCCAGTTCGACAAGCCTTATTGATAAAAAAAGCATGCCTCTAATTTTTTGCTCAAGTTCTTCAGCTGAGTGATGCATTTATTCCTCCAAAAAATCTCCAAGATCTGAATCTTTAGATTTATTTTTCATTCTTTTTATTTTTTTCTTTTCTTCTAATACATACACCTTAAAGGCACTATCTTTTTCCTTTACTTTGTCAATTCTATCTTTTAGAGTGTCAACAAACTGATTAATAACAGCTATGGATGCTGCGTCTCCTTCAGAAGTAACATAAGATTCTATACCAGATGAAGTTATATACTTTACCTTAATTTCCTGTTGCTTTTTCTCCTTAGCAATACGACGTAGAAACGCATACCAAGATATCTGAGTAAAATATGCAAACGCATTTGGATTACCTGTGCGTGTAGCCGCTTCTACATTATAATTCTCAATAGCTTTAAGACAATTTTCAACCGCATCCATAACCATTTCTTCTCGATAAGTATAGCGAATAAAGTTAGATTTATGAGATAAACCTTCTGCTATCTTCAGAAAACAAGATGCAATATAGTTAGGTACGATGGGAAGCTCAGTCTTTTTAACTTTAGCTTCATTGACTGCGCGAACATAATCAACTACTGCTTGTGAGAAATCTTTGTTGTTTACATAGTGAATGCTTGCGCGCTTGGTTCTAGCCATAATATATTCCTTTAATTTATCTTATAATAAACTATTTTTTTATTCTATGCAACTGTTTTTTTTAGTTGCCATATTCGCGAAAGTGTATATAATCATATAGCGATATGGGGAGGGGGGATATGTTACTTAACTAGGAACCCTATTCTTGGGTCCTCTAACTGTCCATCTGCATCATCGTACGATTCTATAAAGTTATAACCGTGCATTTCCATATGTTGTTTCTTTACACCCAGATCTGAAGCCCACACAGGAATGATATGATTATAATCCGGATCGAGAGATGGACGTAAATGTACTTCAATAACTTGATTACCTTTAAACTCAACATTAATTACACCAACGTCTCTCAGGCAAACCAACTCATCAGGTACTTCTGGTATATAGTCAGATCTTTTCCACTCAATAAACTTGGTCAGATTGATAGGCATGTTAGTTCCTTCCCAACAGGAAGATCCTTTCCATGGCTGCAACCACTTACCATTTATCATGTCTCTATCATATTGCCACTTGTAGTTTGCAGAATAATGTTTACCAGTTAGATATTCACACCAAAAATAACCTGCAGGTACAGAGCGATCATCACCAGCTTTTATTTCCTTTACTTCAGCTCCTACGCCCATACCCGACAGATTGTATATAGGTCTTACAATGTATGTTCCGTCCTTAGTTGGTGCGGTTCCGCTGGGCCCACAATCATAACCAAATAGCTCAGCAATGTATAATTTATTAAACCACTTACGGTGGTGAGGATATTTAGAGTATGNGTCATCATCNTGCATTAGTGCAGCTTATCTTTATTGAATAGGGGTATTACGTTATCAGAATCAGTGTAATATTCATGTAATTTTTTAAGAGCTTCTTCTATATCTTCCGAAGACATAGAAGGTCCTTCTATAGAATTATCTCGTTCAGAAACAACTGCCTTATAGTATTGAGATAAAAGAGTTCCATCCGGCTTGGCTTCTCCAATAATATGATTATAATTTAACAGCTGATAATAAGAGTCACTCTGTTGAAATGCCATCCAAGGTCTAAAAGAATAATATCTATATCCTTCTATAGTATTTTCAGACCTAAGGATCATCATAGCATTTTTAACTACAATATAGAAATCCTCACCTTCTGGCTCTTCTATAACTTGAGCGACAATCTCATCCCCATTAGTCAGTCTAAACTGCGTATAATTCATTTTAAGTCAACCTTCACCATTTGATAATTAAACCGCTCTCTTTCATATATCTTTACTCTCTCTATAGAATGTAGTAGAGTAAAATTCTTTCTAGCCTTCCAGTGTATATCATCTGCTATATCATATAACGTAGTATTTTGTCCATTGTCTGACTTTCGTAACCCCCGACCTATTGATTGAAGGACTTTAATTTGAGATTTTGATGGTGAAGCAAATATAATGTTATGAAGGTTCCGTATATTAATACCAGTACTAAAGGTGCCTAGACTAGCAACAATAATAGCATTACTCTGTTTCTCTACAATACCTCTAATAGCTTCACGATCTACTGTATCAGTATCCCCAGATACAAAAAAGACTTTTCTTCCCTCTTCGACTTTATTATTTATCAGTTCATAAAGAGGTTTCCCGTGCTTATCAACAAGTCGAAATAGGACAAGAGTATTCCCCTTACAGCTAGTAGCCAAATTACGAATAAGACGATTCCGAGAGTTATTTCCCACAATAAAGTCAATTTCATCTTGATAATCTTTCTTTCCAAACTCTTTACGTACTTCTTCAGAGTAGGTTAGTAATAACACTTTGATATCTAAAGGAGCTAGCGTATTATTATCCTGAAGCGCTTTAGTAGTAGTAACCTTATAAACTGGGCCAAAAAGCCCCTCAAGCATTAGCTGATGAGTTTGAGTACCATCTAATGTACCAGTAAACCCATATCTATATTTAGCAAGGGTAGATTTGTTCATAATTGAAGATAGAGACTTTGATTTAAATCCATGACACTCATCTCCAAGTATCATTCCAAATTGCTCAAACCATTTCTTAGGCAATTTGTAGATACTCTGCCAAGTAGAGATAATGACTTGCTTATTAGTTACTTTATCCATACCGGAATATATTTTATGAGCAACGTCTGGATGCATACCATAATCTGTAAAATCTTGATGCATCTGCTCTACTAGAGATGTGGTTGGAACTATTATAAGTACTTTAGATGAGTTGATCTCATTATTTAAATAGTTAAGGAAATATTTCATGATAAGATAAATCATGAATGACTTCCCTGATCCTGTAGGAGATAGTAGAATTGCTCGAGTTCTTTTTAGGGCTGTTTCAATCGCATCGAATTGATAATCTCGAGGCTGAAATGGAAGCGTTACGTCTTTTAATAAATCCTCCATATGCTCAGGTTGAAGTTGTTGAGGAATCGGAAGTCCGTATTGATCCGACTCTTCTGTGTCAACAGAATATGATCGCTCAGATGCAAACTTTAACAAATAAACATACAGCCCAGCGTTTAGCTCTCCAGTCATGCGATTAAATAATTTAATCTTCCCATCCCAGACGCGATTCTTATATGCTGGCATAAATTTATAGCCGGGAACAAAAAAACTAAAGTAGTCAGATAGCTCAGCAGCATAACCAGCCTCGCAATCAACATATAACATACTATAGTCTTTTAAACGTACGGTAAATTCAACCATTCTCTTTTAATTCTTTATATTTTTGTCTTACAGCTAAAAACTGTGAGAGATATTGATGAGTATTTATTGTAAAGATTTGAGGTTCATTGTGGTCCACTGTTATAAGAATAACCCCTTGTCTGATGGGGACACCCGTTCTCTCATAGAAGGCCGCTGCGTAAAACGATGCTTGTATAAAGTAGTTAGTAATCCACTCTATCTTCTTAGGTTTACGAGATGTTTTAAAATCTATGATAGAAAGCTCACCATCGAACTCAGCGATGCAGTCTACTTGACCAGCACACTTAAGTTTATCACTATACAGATATTCTTCTTGAAACCATATATTGTTTATACGCTTATCTATAATGTCTTTTAGATGACTAAATGTGTAAAGGTTATTAGGCATAACATCTTTATCCCATTCTTTCACATTATCAAGATAGTCTTCCGCTAGTTTATGAACGGTAGTTCCTCTTGTAGCCGCTTGATGAGAAATTTTATTAGCCTCTTCCTCGCCAACTCGTCTACGCCACTTCATAATACTATCTGTACTGAGAATACTTAATACAGTAGTAATAGATGGGTAAGCATTACCATCAGGGGTAAAATACTTACGACCTTTCTCCGTAGTCTTTCTTGTCATCTTAGGGAGAGTTATACCATGATCAACGTGATTAAACATTAATTACCCGCTTCAAACTGTTTCCATTTTATAATATTGCCGATAGTCTGATGTCGCCAATTTAGATTGTTTACTATTTCTGTAAGAGTTTCTATTACAGTCTTCCAGTATTGGACTCTTTCTTCGCTTTGCTGAATTTCTGGATCACTGTCATAATAGTAATCCATTTCACCTTTCATAATCTTAAGCCCGTCAAATGGGTCAGGCACCCAACCAAGAGCTTCTATAGCATCTTGATCCATTTTACCGTTGTAATATAGCCATTTTTGTTTAAGAAGAGTTTTTTGCTTAAATTCCGACCGCTTCTTAGCTAGCTTAGCTTCTGCTAACCACTGTAGATATTTTGCATGTAGAGAAGGTGTAGCTCTTGACGTTTCATCTAGAGCAGTTCTTTCTATAATACTATCTTTCGCCCACTCGTTCAGAATATGCTGTAAATCCATAATATATCCTCATACTGTATATCGCTATTTATTTAAGTTCAAAAGAAGAAAATCTAAACGATGCTGGAAATGTAATAAATGTGTTATCGCTTAGAGTTGATTCCAGAGTCATATCTCCTAATGCTACTGGAATACAGTCTATATATTTTATAGTGCGAACTGTATTATTATGACTAGAAAGAATAGATAGTGTAATATCAGAGTAGGTAGGTGCTAACTCTGCCGTTCTCTCAGTAGGTAATCTATCTTGCTGTTCTACAAGTCTATTCATCCAATTGTACATTTCTGTATAAGAGTTTAAATTTTCATCCACAATAATTATAGCTGTTAATTCAGAAAATGTCAATTTATCTCCTGCAAAAGGTATTGACGAGATTCTCTTAAAAGGTACTTCTACTGGATTTAATCCTAAGTTAGGATGAAGCACTGTTTGACAAAAAAACTCTAAGTTAGCAAAATGCTTTCTATCAACAGTGAGTTTAAAAGAAGTAGGCTGTAAAAAGTTTATATTATTTAACCCAGAAGTGGGATTAGTATCGCTAACATTTACAGATACATTAGGATTTAATGTAGGCATATTTTTTTCCAGTTATACTATTTACATGTATTTATATGTAAAAAAAATACTAAATACTGAAAATAACAGTTGCACTTAGTACAAAAAGAGGGTATGATATATGTATAAACAGAAAGGCTACAAAATGCAACCAATCACATTCACTCAAACAATCGCCAATCAAATCCCTGTAGGTCTTGGTCGTTACGACCAAATCTTCGCAGCTAAAGAATTAATTCTTAAAACAGACTCTGCTATCCTAGCTACATGCAGAGAGACTCTAGAAGAAATCGAAGAAATTATTTACCAAAGAGAGGGAATTAACAGTTGCACTTAGGATAAAAA